GCACTTATTAGTGACTCATTTAACCGCAGGGCGTATGACAAAACTCGTTGGTATACCCTTTCCAATAAACTAGGTGTTGAAGTTGGCAAAAGTAGTTACTGGTCAAAAGCCATTTGCAAATCTGCAAAGAGCTATAACAAAATTGCAAAGACCGATAACAAAATTGAAACACCAATACCATTAGATAATAATATTATACAAGAAATTAAACCCTATTAATTATGAGTCATTTTTATAACTGCGATGAAACCGAACCCTTTCTAACGAAAGCCAACACTCCACCCCAAGCCAGAAAGATAGGTGCGTATCCATCTGTCACTACCGTAATGGGTATCATAAAAGATCCGTTTTTGGACGGCATCTGGTCTCCGAGTAAATATATTGAGTTAGCTAGGGAGTTTCCCCTTGCGGAACGCGAGGAAATTGAAACCCGTAAATACGGAATGCGTGTTTCTCCAGTGGACGGAGAAGAAATAACTTCCTCGGAATTTGGAACAACCGTTCACGGTAGACTTGAGGATCACACTAATTCCATCATAGCTACTAGATCACCAGCTAAGATGGATTCCGAATGGGATTCTTGGGCTGAACCCTTCTTGAAGCACATAAATGATAACAACATTGAAGCCGTAGCTAGCGAGTTTATAGCTTGGGACGACGAAATAAAGGTAGCTGGTTCCGTGGACTTCATTGGCAGATTGCCAGATGGGAAATATTATATGGCTGACTACAAGTGCAGGGACTGCAAAGGTCGTGGTGGAAAATTCTATGAGAAAAAGGACTGCACCCAGTTAGCTATAGAAAGTTGGATGCTAGCTAGGATGTGGGACTTAGAGTATTTGCCCACCATCGTTAGCGTCTGCATTGATGTAGGAACCAAAAAACATTATCACAAGGAGTGGACTTGGAAGCAGATGCAAAAGGGTATTGAAAGATTTAAGTTAACCGCTGAACTCTACTGGATGGACTTCATGAACCCCTAGTTATATGAGGGCATATCTATTCACATATAAACATCTGGATGATAATTCGGATACAACATACTGCTGTTGGAAAATAGCTAAGGACGAAAGCACCGCATTTAAGTTAGCTTTTGGAAAAAGTAGAAAAAAAAATCAAACTACAGTTACAACCAAGCGTGGAATGAGGATTCACGTATCAAGCACTGAAAACTATGACGTATCTAAAATATTCCCAATTACCCCAATATCGAAAAAAGAATCAGCCCAAGGAGTGTCCGATAATGCAGACTGGATGCTTTAATCCCTGCGTGGATCACGATCACAAAACTGGCATGGTCAGAGGCGTAGTATCCATGGAGGGCAACACATTCTTGGGTCGCGTGGAAAATAGCTTCCGAAGATTTGGAACAAGCTCCTCGGAGGGTCTTCCAACTATCCTTAGAAACATGGCAGATTATCTAGAAAAGGAATGCACAAATGTCCTTCATCCAGTGGGTCTCAAACAATTATCTGGAAGGTTTCGTCGCTTAGTCGTTCACGATCAAGTATTTGCATTAAAAAAACTTGGAGCAAAAAAAAGTGAAATAAATGCTTGCACTAACTCAAAACAACGCACAGTCTTATATCGTAAACTTATTACAAATTATGGAAAATAAAAACATACTATCGGAAATACAAACCGAACTCAAAGCCCCCAAGGGGCAACGCAATAACTTTGGTAACTACAGCTATCGTAGTGCCGAAGATATTTTAGAGGCTGTAAAGCCCCTGCTCGCTAAACATAATTCCGCACTTCTTTCTAACGATGATATCGTTGAGATAGGTGGTCGCATTTATGTCAAAACAACCGTTATACTCATAGACAGTGAACGTAAAGCATTTGCTTCCGCAACTGGATGGGCAAGAGAAGACGAAATTAAAAAGGGAATGGACGTAGCTCAGATTACTGGAAGCTCCGCTAGCTATAGCTCTAAGCGAGCGTTAGGTAACCTCTTGTGCATTTCGGATTCCTCACTTGATCCAGACCGAACAAATAAGCACGGCAAAAACTCTCCAGCTACTTCCACGAAGGCAGTAGCTACAACTAAAACCGAACTAATATAGGAGACATATAAAGTATGCAAGAATACGATAATACCAACAAGGGTGCGATGTTTAAAAACGATCGCAAACAAACTGAAACTCACCCAGACTTAGGTGGGACAATTAATGTTGAGGGCAAAGAATATTACCTCAACGCTTGGAAAAAGGAATCCAAGAAGGGCGTGCCTTTCTATTCCTTGTCAGTTAAGGAAAAGGTGGCGAAGGAACCCGTCGCTACCGAAGCACCTTTTTAGTATAAGCTAGCTACTGAACACGAGTGGGAGTTAGAAGGTTTTCATATCCCCTTCTGGCTCCCATTTTTTTTAACTACAATTAAAACTAAAATAGAAAGAATAAAAATGGTAACTTCTGAACAAAATAATAATAAACTTCCGTCCAGTGGGGTGATGACTAACTTCTCCACTGGTGCAGTAAGAGATGCAATGGAGGGCAAGGGATTTCCCTCGCTGATTCCGACCTGTGCTTTAACTTCTCTAGCTAAACGCTTTGAGGATGGTGCAACAAAGTATGGCAGAGATAACTGGAAGAAAGGAATTCCGCTATCTAGATACTGCGATGCCGCGAATCGCCATCTCTGGGCATTAATGGAGGGACGAACAGACGAAGATCATTTCGGTGCGGTCATGTGGAACATAGCTTGTTGGCAAAGAACCAAAAGAATGATTGACAGTCACCTGCTTCCAGAAGAACTTAACGACCTTTAACTCAACCCAAATAATAAAAATGGATTATATCGACATATATAAAAAGAACTACCGCAAGGCTTTTGATAGAGAATTCAGCGAGCCAGAAGACAAAGAGATATCGAAGGAGTTTGTAGCTAAAGCTCGCAAAGACATACAGTGGGCTAAGGACAATGGTCTCATCCAAGAGATGTGCATGGAGGACTATATAAAAAGTCAGACTAGATTCAAGGGAACCGTTACGGACAGGATTCGCAAAACAGTCATAGAAGCGGAATTTATTCCAGAACAGCTATTGGCTGATTACTATGGACTTTCTGTCTGCACCATCTCTAAAATCAAAAAAGCCCACAGGGAATCCTTAGCTAGCTAGCCATGGAAGATATCCATGCTCCAGAGGCAGAATCCTCTGTAATATCCAGTTGCCTAACTGTGGAAAACGCAGATGTCTTTGACGAGATATCTAGGACAATCACCAAGGGTGATTTTTATGACTACAAGAATTCTATAATTTTTGACTGCATTGGTCGTATTATTAATTCTGGTCAAGAACCCAACGAAGTTACTTTAACCGAGGAACTCCGCAAGATAAACGAACTGGAGAACGTAGGAGGTCTTCCTCATATCTTTGAGATAATGAGAAGCCCCTGCACTTCTATAACTGGATTGACTGCATCCAAAATTGTTCGCGACAAAAGTCGTGCTAGACAATTGGATAGGATGTATAGGCTCAAGCTAGAGAACTTGAACGAGGGTCTGGACTTAGCTGACATAACTTCCAGCACGGAATCCGAACTACGCAAGATCATGGCTGATAGCGGTGAGTCTAACACTTTGGAGATTGCATCCAAGGAACTCAAGGAAAGGCTTCATAGCATTCTAGATGGGACTTATGTAGCTAACAAAATACCCACGGGTATTAGTCACTTAGACGAAAAACTGGACGAGGGCGGTATCGGCAGGGGCGAGGTGTGTGTAATCGCGGCTCCAACTTCCTGCGGAAAATCCCAGCTAGCTCTGAATCTTGTTCTTCGTGCGAGTATCGTTGACAGCATCCCTAGCCTAATCTTTAGCTTTGAGATGCCAGCTAACCAGCTAGCTAAAAGAATAACCCAGACTGCTTCTGCGGTCAATCTTAGACGCTATGTTGATAAAGTAGCAACTCCCGTAGAGATAAAGGCAGTTGATGAGGCTATAGATAAAGTCGGCAAGGCTCCTATATATACGGAACACTATGTCAGAAATATCGATGATCTCCGATCCAAGGCTCGCATGATGAAACGCAAGCACGACATCAAGGTTATCGTTGTTGATTATCTTCAGCTTATTCCGTTTGACTCCAAGCTCAGTAAGCACGAAGGTATATCTCAAGCCTCGCACGGCATCAAACAAATGGCTATGGAGTTGGACGTAACAGTCATACTTCTGGCTCAAATCAATAGGACTGGAGCCATGCGTGAGACTGGACTTGTCTTATACGACCTAAAGGATTCTGGAGATATTGAGAATGATGCGGACATCGTGCTTCTCATGTATCCCCACGGTGGAGATGTCGATACCTGTAGAGAAACGGGGAGCGACGGATCGTCGTATCTAAGGATGGATTACAACGTAGCTAAAAATCGCGAAGGAGAGCGTGACCTAAAGGGTCATTTCAAATTCTTAAACCACATTGGAAGATTCCAATAATTCACACAAACCAACAATAAATAAAATAATATGTCACAAAAAGACTCAGCAATGCTATTCAAACCAGATACCGAACAGGTTCTAGTAAGGGGACTCAACGCAATGACCAAGGCTTGCGATGCCCTAACAAAACAAAACGAAACTCTCAATCACGATATTGAGAAGATGAAAAACAAGATAGCTAGGTTGCAGGAACGCATCCTCACTAATGACTCTGAGAAGGAGTAGCTAGAAAACTTGACAAACTCCACGAATTTTAAACAATTTGTGTTATAATTCTAATCTATGCCTAGGAACTACAGAAAAGAATACGACAACTACCAGAGCAAACCAGAGCAAAGGAAACGTAACGATGCACGAAAAAAATCAAGACGCAAGATGGTCAAAGCCGTTGGTAAGTCAAAACTTCGTGGCAAGGACGTTGATCACAAGGATCGCAACCCTCGAAATACCTCTCGTAAAAACCTCCGTATTCAAACAAAGAAGAAAAATCGTTCTAGGAATAAATAATTTATTGGTAAGCCAGCTAAGTAATTTCTGGCGGGTGGGTGCGTGTCGCTTTCCCCCCTTATTAATTCCAATAAAACAAATAGTCTCTCCACCTTCTGCCGAGGGTGGGGAGCTTTAATTTTAATACTATGGACTGGGCTAAGGGCAAAGATTGGACAAAGGACGGCTCTTGGGAC